GTGATACTGTTGTTGCACTAGCATTAACAGGGCGTGTGCCATGTAAAGTAATAGGTACTGTTGCTAAAGGTGATATGCTTGTAACTAGTGCTATTCCTGGATATGCTATTGTTGATAATGATCCTAAACTAGGCACAGTGCTTGGTAAAGCAGTAGGTTCTAAAGATACCGAAGGCAAAGGCATTGTAGAAGTTGTTGCAGGACGTATGTAATAAATACAGTATAGGAGATAGTAAATGGCAATACAAACAATAAACCTTGGTAGTGTAGCAAATGACGGTACTGGTGACGATTTAAGAGAAGCATTTGAAAAAGTTATTTTTAACTTTGCAGACCTTGATACTAGAACTCCGGAAGCAACTACAGTTGTAAATCTTGGTACAGGCGAAGGTGTATATTCTAACAAAAATATTGCAGAATTACAATTAAAATCATTAATTGGTGGTACTAATGTAACACTATCTTCAGACACAAACGAAGTAACTATTGACGTTGATTCTGGCGTAACACAGTTTTTAGTTGCAGCAGATAATGGTAGTTTATCTGTAACTGAAAATAGTACAGTTAACTTACAAGGTGGTACATTAATTACCACAACTAGAGACGGCGATAACATTAGAATTGACTCAAGTGCATTAGGAACAGTGTCAGACGATTTAACTCCAATGTTAGGCGGAGCATTAAATGCTAACGGCAATAACATCGGTAATGTTGGTATTGTTACTGCTACAGATATTAATGTAGGTAATGTGTCAGTTACTGGTTCAGTAACTGGTAACGTTCATAATATTGACATACGAGACTTAAATTATTATCGCGATCCTAACAACTGGGACTTTAATACTATTGCTTCTACAAGTGTTACGAACTTATACGATTACTTATTTGCAACCGTTAATGTAGATTTTGGAGCTATTCCAATAAATCAACAAGCTAATGTAGATTTAGATTTTGGATCAATTAACATTTGATTTTTCGATAAATACTGCTACATAAAGGAAATCTTGTATGGCATTGTGGACAGTATCCAATAATATTATTCTTCGAAAATTAGAAGAGGGCAAAACTCTAAGAGAGCCTAAGACTGGCGAAAATCGTAGTGAGCAATTGCAACCTATTGATTTGGGCGTTAGTAGTAATGCATCTTTACAAATTATAAGCGGTGACCTACCTCCTGGACTACGAATAATAGATCAAACTATTCAAGGAACTCCGCTAGAAGTAGCTCGAGAAACTGAGTTTAAATTTGTTATACGAGCTACAGAAAATAATGAGATTGACGATAGAACTTTAAAAATTGTTGTATCTGGAGCAGATGTTCCTATTTGGAAAACACCAGCAGGTCCTTTGCCTATTGGAAATAATGATACGTTTTATATTTTAGATTCAGCACCAGTTGATTATCAATTGATTGCAGAAGACACTGATATAGCTGCCGGACAGTCATTAGAATATTTTATTGCTAGTGGTGATGGCGAATTGCCGCCCGGAATAGAACTTACTAGAGATGGCCGTATTGTTGGTGTTATAGATCCAATCCTTGCATTAGACAAACTATCACAAAATGGATTTTATGACGATAGTCCATTTGGTCAGTACCCATTCGATTTTGGAACTAGACCCGCAAACGGGTATGACAGTTTTTACTACGATATAGCGTTCTATGATAAAAGTGTTCCTACAAAATCACCTAAAAAATTAAATAGAAACTATCAATTCCGTGTAAGTGTAAATGACGGCGATACTATTGAAAAACGTTTATTTAGAATATTTGTTGTAGGAGATGATTTTCTACGTTCTGATAATACTATCATGCAAACAGCAAACGGAACATTTACAGCAGATAATACATTTGTTAGAACTCCAATTTGGTTAACTCCGGCAGACTTAGGGTATCGAAGAGCTGATAACTATGTTACATTGTTTTTAGATACAATTGATGCTAATAATACTTTAGGATTTATAAATTATGATATTCAAGATTATAATGACGACGGAACACTAAGTGAAGTACCTCCAGGATTAGAATTAGATACAGGGTCAGGAGAACTAGCAGGACGAGTTCCTTATCAGCCTAGTGTTACTAGAGAATACAAATTTACTGTAACTGCAACTAGATATTCAGGAGTAGATTTAAGAACTCCTGTTACTATTGAAATTTACGAAACTACTCCTGCACAATCAAGAATACCTGCTTCATTTATGAAGCCTGGATTGCAATACGAAATTATTACTGCTAATGATACTGACTACACATTAGTTGGAGCAGCAAATAATGATGTAGGTACCGTATTTACATCACTAGGTGGCACCAACGGAACAGGACTTATAAAATTAGCAAGTAGTCCATATACTTTAAAAATTAAAAAGAATGAGAACCTTACATTACTAGACGGTGTTATATTAAATATTAAAGGTACTAACTATAAAATAATAGGTATTAATAGTGACAATCAAAGTTACGATATACTTACATTATCAAGACCGCTTGAAAGTTTCTTAAGACAAGATCTTAAATTTACACAAAATATTTTAACATCAATATCACCTATTAATTCAGAAAAGTCTAGCAAAACATTTACTGTTAGAATGTTAGGAAAAATTGACTCTACTATTACATGGACATCAGATAGTACACTAGGAAGTATTAACGCAAATTTAACTAGTATATTTAGAGTAGAAGCACAAACTAGCGTACCAAATGCTGTGTTAAGATATTCATTAGTAAGTGGCAGACTGCCGCCAGGATTGAACTTAGCCTTAGATGGCGAAGTATTTGGAAAAGTTCAACAATTTGGTAAAGGATTTTATAGAAGTTTTTGGAAACAGTCTAGATCTTATGCTCCTGGAGATGTTGTAAAAGTTAACAATGAAAAGTATACTTGTCTAATACAACATACTGCAAGTCCAGATTTTAATACAGATTTAGCATCAGGTAAATGGGATGAATTTAATATTTTTCCTGTAAACGGATTACTAACTTTAGACCAAAATGATTTGACACTAGATGGAGATACTACAACTTTAGATAAGATCTATACATTTGTTGCTAGAGCTGAAGACCAATTTGGATTTAGTGCAATAACAAAAACATTTACTATAACAGTAAATGATCCAAATGACTTAACTTTTAGTAACATAGTAGTAAAGCCATTCTTAAACGAGAGACAAAAATTTACATATAATAGTTTTATTAGTGATCCAATAATTTTTAATCCGTCATTAGTATATCGTCCAAACGATACTGAGTTTGGTGTACAAAATGATTTAAAAATGTTAGTATATGCAGGTATTGAAAATGTTGAGATGGAAAAATTTGTCGGTGCTGCTGCAAAAAATCATAAAAGAAAAACATTTAAATTTGGTGCTATAAGAAATGCAGTAGCATATCAGCCAGGGACTAGAGACACAGTATACGAAGTAGTATATGTTGAAGTTATAGATCCTTATGACACTACTTTAGGTAAAGTTAAAAATTCAATAAATGTTAAATCAGATAATAAAAGACTTATAAACGACACAGACTATGAACTATTAAATAATAGTTTTAGTACTACTGATGTTTCACCATATAGATTTAGACCAATTACTAGTTCAGTTAAAATTGATAGTGATGCATTAAATATTGATGAAAGCAAACAACAGAAAAAATATATTAGTAACTTAACTAATATGAGAGAAAGGATTGCTAGTGTAGGTAATACCGACAATAACTTCCTTCCACTGTGGATGAGAACTCCGCAACAAAATAATATTGAAGCATTAGGATTTGTTCCTTGTGTTGTTCTTAGTTACTGCAAGCCAGGTACATCTTCAGAATTACTATTAAATATAAAAAATAGTGATTTTAATTTTTCTGATATTAACTTTGAAATTGATAGATACATAATAGACAGCACTAAAGGAAATAGTGATGATCAGTATATACTGTTCGCAAACTATGACTTTAATATATAATAACGATAAATATTATACCGAGAGAGGATAATTATGCCAAGTAATATAAACACAACAGATATAGATATTGAATTTCCAGTAGCCGGCCAGGATAATGACTCGCAAGGCTTCCGTGATAACTTCAACACTATTAACACCAACTTTAGTTCTGCAAAAACTGAAATAGAAGATTTACAGACTAATGTTGTAAGAAAAGATACTGATACAACATTTTTAGATAATGCTGATAGCAATCCAGTTACACTAATTGATGCAAATGTAAAGGGACTAAGTCATACATACTTTACACCAGAAAACGGAGTTGTAGTTTCAGATACTACAGTTAACGTTAGTAACGGCGGATATCAAGTCTACATACTCGGTGGCGGTACTATTAATTTAGGATTTGATAATTGGCCAGTAGCCGGCTATTATGGTAAAGTAAGATTACATATTACTGCAACAGTACAAACTACACTAGGATTTAGCGGAACTAATATTAAAACAGATAGCCTAGGCTCGACGTTTTGGGGAAGTCCAGTAATTGGCGTAGATGAAGTTCATGTAATTGACTTTTGGTCATATCAAGCTGGTAACACAGTTTATGCTCAATACTTAGGCGCATATACTTAAAAATGCATCCGTTATTAAACGACTTTTCTGATTTGACAGACAACCAGATTGAAGATAAAATAATCAGTCTAACCCAAAAATATTGGAAAACTGCTAACCCACAGGTACAACAGCAGATATCTCTTGCTATAGATACATATAAATTAGAGCAACAAACTAGAAGAGCTTCAGAACAATTGAAACAACAGAATCAAGATTCTGATAATAATTCTCTTGACAAACTTATTAAAGTAAGTTAAAATATAAGTATGCTTATGAAAACAGACTCTCTCGGTATCCCGCGATTTACAAATAAAGATTTAGTAGATATGATCTACACTGGTAATGTAGATAAATGTCACGTGGTATTATGTGAGCAATCTGATGATGTAGACAAGTTCAATGTTGCTATGGAAGAACAAGGATTTGATAAATTACAGAAGTATATTCCATTAGATGTAGATCAACAGACTTTTGACGGTGTATGCCAAAGTGAATGGTTTATGCCTGATGCTTACAAAGACATTAATGTATACGAATATGTACTAGGTAAAGCAGAAACACCTTGCCCAGAACATGTACAAGATCGTATATGGGAAGAATTAGATGCTTTTAAAGAACGTGATATGCACAACTTATTACGTTATATGATCTATCTTGTAGACTTTATGCGTGAAAATAATATTGTATGGGGTGTAGGTAGAGGTAGCTCTGTATCATCATATGTGTTATACTTAATAGGCGTACACAAAATTAATTCAATCCAATATGACCTGGATTGGCGAGAGTTCTTGAGATAAATACGTACATAACTCACTAGGAGAAGAAAAATGGCACTAAAAGGTAATGCTAGAAAAACATATAAAACTATGCGTGGTAGAGCAGTTGACATGGAACAATTGCAACAACGTAACGAATTAACCCCAGCAGTAGGAAATGCAAGAGTAAATGCTCGAGGCGATGAACTAGGTGCAGGTGGACAAATTGTTCGTAAGAAAGAAGATTTGCTTAAAGAGTACTATGAAAAACAATCATCTGTACCTGAAGAGCCAATGCCAGCAAAAGAAACTGCTTCGAAAGAAGTACCAACTGAAACTTCGGCTAAAGCAAACAAAACAACTAGAGCCCAAAAGAAAGTTGCAGTTGAGCCTAAAGGGATTGACGAAGATCCTAAGATGGCATCAGAATTCGGAGACGACGAAGACTGGGTTGAAGATGCTGACGGCAACTTTATTCCAAAAGGGGAATAATTAATGGCAATGAACCTTAATTCAATTAAAGGTAACCTCAGTGCGGTTGGTAATCGTGTACTAGTTACAGATATGGCATTTGGAGAGCAAAAAACTGCAAGTGGCTTAATCATTAGTAACGACGACGGCGAGACTCGAGGTATATACCCACGCTGGGCTAAAGTTTATGACAAAGGTCCTAAGAACAATGATCCATACCAAAAAGGACAGTGGATACTAGTTGAACACGGTCGATGGACACGTAGTATAAAAGTTGAATCACCGGATCAGGGCGAGTTAGAACTACGAATGGTCGAAACTGAATCAATATTAGCATATGCAGACAAGAAGCCAGACGACTTACGTATTGGTGCTGAATATGCAGATGGCGAACACGCTACTATTGACCCAAGCGCATTTATAAATCAATAAGAGGTAAGAATGACAGACGTATTTGAAGATATCAATAAATTCGCTACGGCATGCGATCAAGCGCCAAGTGAAGCAAACTATAAAATGTATCTTGATTTAATTCGAGAAGAAGTAGGCGAACTAGAAGATGCTATTGCAGATAACGATAGAATTGAACAATTAGATGCTCTAATTGATATCTTAGTTGTTACAATAGGTGCTGTTCGAGCAGGAGGCTTTAAAGGCCAGGATGCTTGGAAAGAAGTAATGGATACAAACTTTGCTAAAATTGACCCAACTACAGGCAAAGTAATTAAACGTGAAGACGGCAAGGTACTAAAACCAGAAGGTTGGAAGGCGCCTGAACTTACCAATTTTATCTAAAAATTTAAAATAATACTTGACTCCTAACAGTTTATGCGTTATAATATGTGTAAACGTTAGGAGATTCTATGAAAATATCATCGCAAACAAGCGGCATTGGTACTACAGGCGCAACAGGCGTAGCACTATTAGTACTACATTTAAGCGGATACATTACAGGGTGGGCTTGGCCTTTACTATATGTAATGTTAATTATTTCAGGCATTGGACAAGAGAATAGGAAATAAGTATGGCCATTCATGCAACGATCGACTTAGAGACTATTGACACAAAGCCAGGGGCTACTGTACTAAGTCTAGGCGGAGTAAAGTTTAATCCGTTTGACGATAGTGAGCCTCACAGCGAAATGTATTTTAAAGTTTGTATTGATGATCAAGATAGTTTAGGACGTACATCAAGTGACGACACTATTGCTTGGTGGAGCAAACAAGATCCAAAAATTATGGAAGAAGCATTTGACCAAACTGGTGCAATCAGCGTAGAAGCTGCCTTGAAACAAATTAGTAAATTTACTGTTGGAGTAGATGTACTATGGGGACAAGGTTATGGTTTTGATTACACTATTATGGAAGATATGTTTCGCAGTAAAGGAATGCCAATACCATATAACTTTTGGCAGGTAAGAGATAGTCGTACATTGTTTAGTGTATGTAAAGAAGACCCTCGTAAAAAAATACAAAATGATTTACATAACGCATTAGCAGATGCATACTATCAATCGAAATCAATACAATTAGCATATAAAGAATTAGGAGCAACACGTTGAACCCAGCACCAAAAGAACCAGACACTGAAACAGATAAATTAGTAAAAGAGTTTCTAAAAAATGGGGGTAAAATTACCCATTGCGAGTCAGGCGCTAGAACAGAAGAAATTGATTACAAAGGTAGTTTCTATACAAAGCGTAGAAAGAAAAAGGAAGAAAAAGAAAAGAATGATTAGATGGTATGATTGGCCGGCGGCTATAGTATACTCTTATCTTATTATGTATTTCTTCTTTACAATTCCTATCTTTGGTGCTATACTAGCATATGTAATATACGAAGTATTATGGGGACAGCTATACTGTCAATTTAGATTACAACAGGAAAACAGATGAAAGAATTATGGGTAGAAAAGTATCGTCCGAAAACAGTAGACGGCTACGTATTTCGTGATGACGCACAACGTAACCAAGTAAACACTTGGATTAAAGATAAAACTATTCCGCATTTGCTGTTTAGTGGTAACGCAGGTATTGGTAAGACAACACTTGCAAAATTATTGTTTAATGAACTTGATCTTAATCCATTAGACATACTTGAAATAAACGCATCGCGAACAAACTCAGTAGATGATGTTCGTGATAAAATTGTAAACTTTGTACAGATGATCCCATTTGGGGACTTTAAGGTTGTATTACTAGATGAAGCTGATTACTTATCTCCCAGTGCTCAAGCGGCGTTGCGTGGTGTTATGGAAGAGTATCATACTACTGCTCGTTTCATTCTTACTTGTAACTATCCAAATCGT